ATGTTTTTTGGGAGTATGTAGAAATTCTAAACAAAGCTAAGAAAAAATATAAGAAGCAACTGCAAACAAAAAATAATTATAAGCTTGAACTAAAAATTATCTTTGAATGTAAAAAAGAACTGCATGATTTGATTTATAACCAAGAAACAAAAAATAGAGGACAAAACAATGATTAAATTTATTAAAAATTATGGTCTTTATACCATTTATACATTAATTGGTTTTATAATATTTTTTGTATTTGCTTACGTTTCTGTACTAGCTTTTTATTAAAATATCTTTATAATTTAGAATGAATTGGAGTTCAAAATGAAGAATACTAAACTAATTTTCACTTTACTTACTGTTGCATTTGTTGGGGGGTGTTCAACAATGCCAATAGTAGAT